TTGGCTACAAAAAGACAACCTACGACTTACACTCTTGTTATTACACATCATTGGGATGGTAATTTTGAATTTACTGTTTTGGATGTAGAAGACAATGAAAAATGTAGGGAATCTGTTGGTTACGCTTTAGAACAAGCGGCAAAAGCATGGAAAAAATTTAACACAGATGAAACAGTATGACGCGTGTGCTGAACAATTTATTGGGGAATCGTGTGCGGCTTTGGATGTTTCAATTTTTACGCCAAATCGTGATTACGCAAATATGTCGCCATTAGAAATTTACGAAGAAGCTTTGATGGATGCCACATTGTCATTTAGAGCAGCTATTCAAACAAGAAGGGGGAAAAACACATGATTAGCCAAAGCGGATGGCGTAAACGACAAATTCAAATGCCCAAGTTTGATATTTGGGAACGCGAAACTTTGGTTGACTTTGCAGGCGAGTGTTACGTCAAACTGTGCGAACAGGATGACATCATTCAGCAGTTGCAGTGCGATCTAAAGACGGCCATTGAGGCTTACCGCGCCTTAACTAAGGAACAAGGCACGCTCATCGATGCGCCTGTTTTGAAGTCCCCTTAAGACTTTGCCGCCAGCCATGCAGTATTTCAATAGTTCTTCGGCAGCGCCTTCCATGTCGCCACGGATTACCTTTTGACGCATGGTTGAGCGTTGAAGCGTGCCTAACCCAACATTGAATGAAAATGAAACAAGTGCGTCAAACTGTCCTTGAGTAAGAGACACAGGACAATAGGTAGCCACGCCTTTCTCAAACCGAGCAAGATCGGCCCTAAGTATTGCATTTACTTCGTCTTTTGAAAACGCTCGGTTATCTTCTGGATGAAGCGCATAAGCGCCTCTTTGATCGATTGGCATTTTGCCTTGATTTGGGTAAAGAACATGGCCTACTCCTATTGTCCACAGCTTCGCTGGGCACTGGTATGGTTTAAATCGAACACCTTCATGGTGTTCAATCATGTGCAAGCATTTGGTTGAGATGTTCATTTGCCAAACGCTCTGCCGCCAAAGTGGAATGCAATGATGCTGGCAAACAGTGCCTGGGTGTCAGAGTCCCAGAGCATCTCAGCCAACTCCACAAATGTGGCACCTTGATGCCACCCGTAGGCAAACAAGCCAACGTCAACAAAGACTAACAGAAAAAAGAAACCATAGGTAATGACTGGGCGAACGCTGGCGCGAAGGTTCTTCATCCAAGTAGATGTGCCTTCGTTCAGGCTTGTGTCATGGGCGTAAATGGCTTGCATCTCTGCCTGTTGTGCGCCAATTAAGACTTGCTGAGTATTGGCCGCGCTTTCGGTGGCCAGCTGCTCAGACCGAATGCTTTCAATGCGCTCTTGAGCCTCAAAGCCTGCCTTGCGCAGTTCCAACTCACGGGTGATCTGCATTTGAGCCAAAGCCAATTCATGCAGTTTGTCGGCTCGATCTTGGAAAAAGTCCAAAATCTTGGGCAGGCCGCCCATCAGAAACGAGATTAGGGTTGAAAGTAGTGTCAGCATAGTGATCCTTTACTGTTTGCTTTTACTCAACATATTACTTGCAATTTGCAACATACTAATTGCCTTGGTAATGTCCTTAGGTTCTTTGTCCCAACCAACGGTGATTTGCCCAACAAACCGCCCTTGCTCTGGCGGCACACTTACACGGCAACCAAAAGTCACGCCTTTCTCAATGTACCAAAGCCCAATTTCACTTTGGGCTACAGCATATTCACTACAGGGTGTTTCATTGGCCATCAATGCAATTACATCACGGTTGTTTGCCGAACTTTGGGTGAACAGCCCTACATCCAAACCATCGTGTGTTTTGTCCCTACCTTCGCGGGTATAAGCACGAAACAAAACCCTTGTCCCAAATAGTGGGTTAACTTTAAATATAGCTATTATTGTTGCATCAGTATTTTTAAACAAATGCGCTGCAACATCTTCTACTCTGTCTTCTGCAATTGTTGGCAGTTTTTTGTTTTCTTTGTACGCATCCACTAAAAACGATTGGTTTTGCCAAATAAAGTACCCAGAGAACGCAACCACCGCCATGAGCAACAAGGCAAACAATTTAAATGGGCTGTCTACATAAGACAAAACCTTGCTTAATGTGTCGGCTGGCTTGTCGTCACTCATAGACCAATCATTCCAAGTAGCTTATTTACAATTTTGTCAGACAAATTGTCCGGCAGAAATCGGAGCAGGCCAAGCACCCACCAGGCAATGCAAAGCCTAACAAAGACTTTAAGAAATAGGTCAAATTGCTTTTGGTACTCATTCACCGCCCGCACCTTGATTTGGCACATAGTTCTTGGATCTCATTAAGACCAAAACCAACTGCACCAATTAACATCACAATTACCACAATGCCAATGGCCCACGCCATTTGCTCATCTTCTGCTTCTTTGCGTTTTTTCTCGTCAGCCTTAGCTTGGCGGGCTAAATGAGCATCTTCAACGTCCATCTGTTGTTGGCGCTCTTTGATCTTCTGCCACACGTCTGCTCGGCCTGTAGCTTGGAACAACAACATTAACTCAGCCTCAAACCGCTTGGCTTCATCCAAGGCCATCTCAATTTGTAAGGCAGTGCCAAGGTTTGACTTGTTGCTAGACCGTTTAGCCTCAACCATGGCCTTGGTGGCCACGCTTTTGGCGTCAAACATTTTGGCGATCATGGGGGTCAAACCCGCTAAATCGTTGGCTACTTTACTTGCCTTTTTGACAAGTCCTATGGCGCTTTGTAACCCTTCAAGAGCTGTGATCGGATCAATCATTTTCGTTCAACCTTTTCCCACTTTAGGCAAACAACTTTGCGATTGTAAACATCACCCGTCCACGCCCACCGCACACAGCGGTATTCAGTTTTTCTTTCTTGGCTAGATACTATTGGCATAAATAGAAGAAACAGCATTATTAGCCATTTCATCTACCATGTCCCGCCCCATGCAATCATGTAAGTGCCAAAGATGACAAAAGCCGCAATACAGGCCGCAGCAATGATTGCTTCGGCCCAGTCTTTCATTTGTCTACTTTATTGTCTAATTTGTCAAAGATTTTGCCAAGCATTTCTTTAACGTCACGCATGTCAGCGCGGTAATCGTCCCGTGTGACGTAATTTAGGGGCATAGCCCGCACGTCAGTGTCTAGGCGCTCAATGGATCGGTAGATGTTGTTAAGCACCCAACCACCCAAGAACCCCGCTAGACTGACTGCAATGTTGAATAAAACTTGAGAATCCATTATTTATTGGCCATTCCAGTTAATTCAATGCGATAAGGTGTTTGTCCTGCTTGGGCCGCCACTAATGCAGCTAGTTTTGCTTTGTCGCTTGTGTTTAATTGAGTTGCTAATGCATTTGCAAAATCAGGTCTTTTTGTAAGTATGGCAGCCAACATGTTTTGGCCAGTTTGAGAATACAACAACGGTGAAGCAATCAGTGATGCGGCAATTGCAGGAAACCCAGCAGCGCCAGCGCCACCTGATGCGGCAAGTGCCGCAATCATTGATCTGTATGGAGTACCAGAATCAGGCACTTTATTGCCTAATGCTGTTTTTGCGCTTTCAGACAAGTCTTGCATTAAAGCTTGGCCTTGTGCAAATTGTCCTTTGTCCTTGCTTCTGTCCATTGCTTTAATAGCATTTTGCAATTGCGCTGGCGAAAATATTCCTTCTTCTGCGCCAAGGCTAGAAGCTGCACGCTCAACACGTTTAAAGTTTGCGTAACCAGTATCTATAGCTTTTAATTCTTTTGCATATTGTGGATTGCTTCGCGTAACCAATTGACGAACTTGATCTTGCGCTTCTTTTAAAGCAGTACCAATAAGTCTTTGATCTGCATCTGTAGAAGCACCTAAACGGCTAACAGTTTCACGCAAATCACCTTGTATTGCTTTTAAAGTTTCACCAGTAATTGCGTTTTGTCCTTGAAATTTATTAAGAACATTGTTGTCCATCCAATTATTAAAGAAATTAACAGCTTTAGGATCAATTGCACCAGACTGAACCATGCCTTTTAAACTTGCAATAGCTGTTTGAAATGGCGTATCTTGAACAACAGTCATTTTTGGCAACAATTTGCCATAAGCATCATCTAATTTTTCTGAAACAAATTGAACTGCTTCGCGGCCAACAACGCCTTCTGGCAACTTTTCGCCGATTGGCGTAAGCGCTCGATTAAAGGCAACACGATTAACATCTGCCATTGCCCTGCCTTGAGCGCCTTTAATAAAATCACCAATAATTGGAACGCTTGACAATGCTTCTTCAGCACGTTTGTATCCACCACCCAAAATTTGACCAGCAGTTGGAACAACGCCTTCTTTCATCAAAGATTGAATTTGCGGAGAAATGGTTGGACTAATAACTGCTGCTGCTGGTTTAAGCAGGGCATTCATTGGATTAGTAACAGCCGATGCCTGTGCAAGTGCATTGCCTACTTTTCCTAAATTTGCAGCTTTAGCGCCTGCACCAGCGCCACCCAACAACATTGATATATCACCAGCTACCCTAAATGGATCTTCTTCCATTGTCCGGGCAAACCCTTGGCTTGTGCCATAAGTTTTTGCATAATCTTGACCAACAAGATTAGCCACATTTTGCGAGCGTTGAGCAGCCGCAGGGTCAAGAAAAGGGCTGCCCACATTGGCTTGATTGATAATGTCACGCAAAGGCTTGGGCGTAATGTTTTGCAATCCACCAGCAGCAATGTCCATCAATCCAGTTGCTGTTTGCAATGGACTACTAGCAGCCTCAATTAAACCACCGGCTGTGTTTTTCCACAAACTGGCTGGCGCATTGATCAACATTTGTGCAGGATTAAATGATGCCTGTTCTGGTTTTACATTTAACTTTGCATCTTGGTAAGCTTTGCTGACAACATCAAACTCAGGAGTTCCTTTTTTGCCAGCATTGTTGACAATCCATTGTGCGTATTCATCAGCGGTTGCCATTATGGAGTTCCTCTAAGAATTGCTTCAGCTTGGCTATGTATATCATTTGCACCACCTAAAGGCGCTGATCTTTCCAATTTTAAAGGGGGCATTTTATAAATTATTGAAAGATTTTTATTTGTTCTATCAACAACACCTTGCAAGTCTCTTGCTTGTTTTTTAATTGCTTCAATTGGCACGGCAGTAGAAGAAAAATCAATTGGGTTGTTAATGACTGAATTGATGATGCGTTCATCACCACCATTTAAAACACCCAAATTAAACAATTCTTTTGCAAACAACAAAGTTGCAGCGTGCGCTTGTCCAAGTTCTGCTCGCCTTGTTGGATTTAACATGTCTGAAGATTTAAAATTCTTCATTGTGTCTTGCATTTTTTCCAAAGCGTCATTAGTATTTGCCACACCTAAAGCTTGTTTTGCATATGCTTCAGGAGGCTGTTTACCTTTACCACTTACAGGCTGACCAGGCACTCTTTCGCCAGTTACAGCAGGCATAGGCATAGCAGCAGGCGCGGGTGCAGCAGTTTGATCAAGCACACTAGCCATGCCAGGGATGGCAGGCGTGCGTTGACCAGGCAGTGCAGCTGGTGGCTGACGCATCATGCTTGCGGCTGGTGCGGCTGCCGGTGCAGCTTGGAAGCCAGTTGGGCCGTAAACAATAGGAGTGGCCACGCCAGTTCTTGTATTGACCGCCAATAAACCACTTGGGTCTTCTTGGATGGACATTGTGGGATTGGCTTTTTCCCATGCAAATTTGTTTTGATCAAACTTCAAACGGGCTTCAGCATTTCTGTTTGCTGCGCCAAGATCAGCAATTGCTTGGTCATATATTTTGCGGCGAGGATCGCCAGCAGGCAATAAATCACGCTCTGAGGTGAGCTTTTTGATCTCAGTTGGAGCCATGCCAGAAGCCACAATGGTTTGACCAGCACCGCTTACCAAGCCCACATTTGGCACAACATGAACAGCTTGAAGCGCTTTAATCTGATCTTTAAGCATGTCAGCTTCTGCTTTAGCACCAGGCGCAGTAAAGCGAGACACTTCACGAAACCGTGCTTGCAACTCATCAAGTCTTGATTGAGGCGAAGCTAACGCATTGACCGATGGCTGTGGAGAAACACCAGCACCAGCCGCCAAAGCGTTCATGGGCGCTGTAGGAGCCATGCCATACATGCCAGTGCCCAACATATCTTGCGTTGGTGCGGCTAGCGCAACAGCAGGCTGACGCATCATTGAGGGCGCACCAGTTGGCATAGTGGCACCAGCAAGCTTTGCTTGACGGTCTAAATAAGCCTGGTAATCTTTTTGCTCTTTAAGTTTTTGTGTTAACTCAAAACCTTTATCAAAGTATTTAGGCGATTTGAGCATTGTCTTGGCCAACAAATCCAAATCAGGATTTCCACCACTTTTCTCAAGTTGACTTTGAAAATTTTTCATTTCCAAACGGTCTTGCTTCAACTGTTCAAGTTGAATTTGAGCCATTTCGTTCTGGCGCTGGGTTGAGAAGCCTGAATCTGCGAAACCTGCGCCATTTGCGCCAATGGGTCTGGCATTTGAAGAGGGCGCACGCCCAATGCAATAGATGGATCGAGAGCCATGATTATTCCTTAAGGGCCGTATGTGGATCTGCGAATGGAATCTGCCAAATTCTGGCTAGATGAATAGTTCAAATACGAGCCTAACGCATTTGTTAACGCATTGGCAGTACCAACTTGACCAGCCGCTTGGGCCGCGCCTGCGCTGGTTAAGTTACCGCCTGCTTGCGTGCCGTAGTTGCCCGCAGCCGCCGCTTGATTGCTTGCCGCCGCTTGACCGCTACTGAGCAAACTACCCAAAGGAGCCAACTGATTCGTGCGGTTTGTTTGGTAACGATTGAACGCGTTTTGGTATTCTTGCGAACCCATGTCTTGACCGTATCGTGTGGCGGCTTTCAATGCGCCGCCTGAGATCAAACCACCGCGAGCCGCTGCATTGCGCTCCAAGGCTTTCTGGCCTTCGGACAAACGGAAAGCGTAGCCAGGGTCTTGTTGAAAATCAGACATGCCAAAGTCTTTTGCGTATCGGCCATAACCTTGTGCGCCCTTGTTTTGGCTTAAGCCCAACAAATCAAGCAATCTGTTTTGCGCTGAAATGCCTGCACCACGGAAAGGCTCTTGAAGACCTTTCTGCTCTTGGTACATTTTGTAGAGCAATTCATTGGCTTGTGTGGCCGCGTCAGCTTGAGTTGCGGCAGCAGTTTTTGAGGCGTCTGCGCCTACCAAAGAAGATGCAACGATAGCCGCAGGGGTCAATAAAGAAGTTAAATTTGTAGGAATAACTGTAGGAACAACTGGGGGCACTACGGGTGGGACAACTGGGGGCACTACGGGTGGGACAACTGGGGGCACTACGGGTGGGACAACTGGGGGTGTAACCACAGGCGGTGTAACCACAGGAGGGACACCGCCGGGTGGAACTACAACTGGAGGAATTCCCGTTGCAGCCGCAACGGCAGCGGCATCCGCTGCTAATTTAGCGGCCACAGATTCTGCTGTAATACCTGCCGCCGCGCCAGTTAATACTCCACTGCCACCAGTTAAGTTGGTCAAAGTCCCAACATTTGCGCCAGTTGCCAAAGCATTAGCAAGACTTGTAGCGCCTGCTGTACCGCCTGCACCGCCCAATGCCAAATCAAGTTGTGCCAATTCGGCTGCGGTCATACCCGCTGTGCCTGCCGCACCAGCTTCACCAAGACCCGGGGGCAAACCAAAAGCCATACCACCAGCGGCCAACAAAAACGGCAACATGTTGTTGCTAACTTTTTGCTGTGTGCCCGTGCCGGTAAATTTGCCCGTAGGATCGTACGTGCTATACGCGCCGCCAGGCTTATTTGCATCAGCAGCGTATGAAAGAAAACCTGTCAGCGGGCCTTGTTCAAAAGTTTCGCCTGAACCTGTACTTGCGTATTGAGGTTGGTAATAAGTTCCGTCAATATTGATGGCGGTATTTGGCGCAGCGCTAGCCGCTTTGGAAACTAATCCGGCAGATAAATCACTAAAAAATCCCATTTAGGTTACCTCACGACCGCTGACGCGGATATTGATTGCGCTGGCTGTTCCGGCAATTGTACTGATGAAATCACCAATGCCAAGCACTTGGCCAACAAGTTCTGGGAACGTGTAAACCTCAGATGCTTGAAGCGTCTTGGTCTTGGTGATCAAGTTGGTGTTGCCCGCAGAGCCTGCGGTTGTCACCAAGTTCACAGAGATTGTGGCCGCTGATGCGCTGATGTTGGTGGCTGTAAACTTGTCGATAATAGCAGTCACGCCAGTCGCTGTGTACTGCGTAACTTGGGTTGCTTCGGCAAATTTTGCGGGTACAAGTACCTTCACTGATACGGTCATGGTTTACTCCAATAATAGGCAATTGTTAGCGGCCTGTTGCATGATGATCCAATTTGTGCCGTCAGACACCATTGTCGCCCAATTTCCTACAACTGCCAAGAGGATTGCGGTGCCTGCGCTGGTACTGTCAATTGGCACAACATTGTTCGATGCAGACACCAAAGTCTGCGCCTGCATGTTTTTAAAAGTCAAAGTGCGGCCAATCCAAGATGAAGCCGCAGGCAAGGTCACGGTGCAAGTTGATCCTGATTTATTGTTGATGTACCAAATGTCACCATCTGCTACCGTAAAGTCAGCAGTTTTAGTAACTGGCGCACCAACACCCATGTAATCCGTATTGGCCACAGCGGCAGAAATTGCCGTTCCGTTGCCTTTTAAAATACCCGTAATTGTGGTGGTCAAGGTCAAGGCAGGTGTTGTGCCGCCGCTTGATGTTCCCGCAAAACCATTGGCCGACACAACAGAAACAGCGGTAACATAACTAAGGGTAGGAATATCACCGGCCACCAAAGCCCTAAAAGTGGGCACGGCAGCCGCGCCCGATGTGGGGCCAGCCAATACATAATTTGCTGTCTTGGCAGCGTATGGGTTTTGCGTGTCGCCATACCCAGCCGCAAGGCTAATGTCAGGCGCAGTGCCGCCAGAAGATAGCACTGGCGCTGTGGCTGTCACAGTGGTGATTGTGCCTTGCGATGGTGGTGGCAACAGATTAAGCGCTTCAATCTGCTTTTGCAACTCGGCCACTTGCGACAGCAAGCCTGCCGAATAACTGGCCAAACCAGCTGCTTCAATCTGTTTAGTCAATTCAGCAGTTAAATCAACTGGTAAAGGCTGGGTTTCAACCTCTTGCGCCAATGCCTGTAAAGCCGCCTCATACGACGCAATTATTGACTCGGAACTAAATGTAAGCCCAGAATCGTCAATAACGCCTGTGGCGACATTGTTAAGCGACAAGAAAAACAAATACCAAGCACGGTCAATGTAGCCCGTGCGAGGGTCAACCAACGGCACCCGTGGGGGTGTGATTGGCGTTGGCGTAGCGTTAGGGCTAGGCATTCGTTGGACTCAAAAGGAGTTCAGCGCCCATGATGTCAATTTTTACGGGATCAGTGCCTGATATTTCATAGACGCGATCACGCAACTTTAACGTCATCCCCAAACGCCGCCAGAACACGCGCTTGTAGTATTCGCCAATTTTACCAATTGGTGACCAATGCTCATTTGACCAAGTGTGCCCGCCATCGTCTGACCAACGAAGCATGACCTGTGGATCACTGCCTTGGCCAAGATTCAAGCCCACACCAGACTCAATGTCCAATTGCAGACTGTGTTGGGCGGTACGCTTCAGATTGTTCTGACCAGTAGGCAGCGCACGCCATGTGCGAAGCCATTTCTGAATGCCGCCATTGTCGCTGTAATCAGTTAAATCAAATGCGTAGACATTTCCATTTTCAAAGTCGCCAACAAGGATTTTGTTGTTAAACGCCATTTGGCAATTGCCTCGATGCCGAGTAAACGCGCCGTTACTCCATCCCGCACGCTCATGCCAAGCTTGAGTTGCTACATCGTAAACCCAAGTAGTGTTAGCAGTGGGAAAAACTAATACATAAAAACTGTGGCCATCTTGCTGGTACGTGTAGCCAATAGCGTCCGACATATTGCTATATTGTTGAATTTGCCATTCAACCGCATGAGTTGAGATGCGTTGGCCAGTGTAACCATTGGCGCGGTAAACAATACCTTGACCACGGCGGTCACGGCCAAGCCAGAACAGGCCGTTGTCCATTTTGGCTATAGAGTAAGGCGCTGCGCAACCCAATTCATTAAACGCGCCTTGGATGCGTTGTAAGGGGAAGTCTGTAGCGCCAGAATCAAACCAAACTTCAATTGAGTTTGTGCCAAACGCCCATATTTCGCGGAAGTTGGATACCACGGCAAGCAAGCCATCGGGAGAGCCTTCGGTGCTGGCAAAATCAAGTGGGTCAATTGATGTGCCATCAAGAAGCTGTGTTACCCACAGTTTTTGACTGTTTGGCTCATTGAATACAAAGTATCCATCTAAATAAGACACAGTTACAGCACCAGGAAAATCGGGGTCAATAATTTGACCAAACGCGTCTGTGGTGTTGTTATAGATGTAGCTGGGGCCATTGCAAGCAATAAACAATTGCGTGCCGTTATCAGTCATGCTGACTGGCCCAACGCCGCTAACAGCGCCAATTAGCGTGGCTGTGTAATTGTTGTCAATCTTGTAAAGTTCAATGCCAGAAACAACAAAGCCAATACCGTCATTTGGTGAAAATGCCCATAGCCCCCGAATAGGGCCAGTGCCAACAGTGTTAAGTAACTTTAAGCCTGGTGCGCGGTTAAGAAACGCTGGCTCTTTACCACCCTCGGGAATGATCTCGGGAAACAAATTGACCATGCGATTGTCTGCCGCATTGACAGACCGCACTACATAAGACGATCCAAGAATCGGCGTTTTCATTAGTAATTACCGGCATAGATGTTGAAGCGCTGGCGGTTGGCCACCAATGCGTAAGGCAACGCCATCACATCATCAGGGTTGTTAATGCGCTTCAAATCACGCTTAGAAGTCATGGCAATGCGCTGCACTTGCTGGCTTGGCTCAACGCCAAACTCGGGGGCAAACTCCATAGCCAAGTTGTACGTGAACGCACGCAGATAGCCTGGTGGGTAATACATCACCGTTGACAAGTCAGCAGGGCGCGTTAATTCTTCAACCGACACAAAGTGAAACTCCAAGTTTTGC